TGACAGCATACGGCAGATTGCCCGAGCTGTGCGAGCGGTGATAGACGCATGGCTGATTCAAGATGCTCCGGCGACAGGTGCGCGTACCGCATCGTCATCGTGATCGACGAGTGCCCCAGGATCCGCTGCAGCGTGAGGATGTCCCCTCCTCCCATCATGTAATGACTTGCGAAGGTGTGCCGGAGGATGTGGGTCAGTTGCCCCGGCGTCTGGAATCCGCAGCGTTCGTAGGCGCAACGGAAGGCGGCGCGGCAGGACATGAACAGGCGGCCGGTTCCAGGCATTCCCACCTTGAACATCAGTTGCTCCAGCTCTGCCGGAATCGGCACTGAGCGGCTCTGACGGTTCTTCGTCCGGTGATAGTGGACCTTTCCCCCATGTACGGCCCCACGGGCGATGCTCTCGGCCTCTTCCCAGCGGGCACCCGTAGCGAGGCACAGGAGAGCGACCGGGTACGTGTGGTTGTTCGTGCTGGCCTTGCACTCCTCGAGGAGCCGGGCGACCTGATCCAGGGTGAGGAAAGTCAGTTCGACCTGATCGGTTTTGATCTGCCGGACGTTGGCCAGTGGGTTTGCCTTGTGCCAGGAGCCGAGGCGGATCAGCTCGGAGAAGATGGCCGACAGGTAGCGCTGTTCGTGGTTGACCGTCTCCGGCTTCACCTCGGTCAGACGGCGCTGCCGGTAGCGTGCCCACGCGAGCGAGTCGAACTCGAAAGCCTGCGGATCGCCGAGGCGTTCAGCCAATGCTTGGCAGCGAGCCAGACGCTGTTTGCCGTCCTTCAGAGTGCAGCCGTGGAGGTCGTACCAAACCTTCACCAAATCGGAGAGGCGATCATCCAGCGGGCGGCCTGTCTCGCCCAGGACGGTGAAGAAGTCCTGCTCGTAGCGAATGGCTGCGGATTTGGTGGCGAAGCCCTTCTTGCGGATCCTGCGACCGGAGCGACCGTTCTCGTAGAAGTCAGCCGTCCACGTCTTCCCATCCTTGCGCGCGGTCATATCGCGTAGCCCCGCCTGATGTAGCGATCGTTGATCAGTCCGATGACGTGTTTTTCGAGGTCGCGAGTGCTGTAACCCTTGGCGGTGTAGTGGTCTTCGATCACATGCCAGAAGGGGAGCGTTCTCCCGACCTCAAGCGCTTTTTTGGCGGGATGCGCTCCCGTGCGATCAGGCTGGCGAACTGGCCCAGAAACATCTCGCAGTTCTTGCCGGAGAAGCCTTGAGCGGTCTTGTAATAGCGGCGGTACTCGGTGCGTTCGATGAGCGGATCGGCTTCCACCTGGACCTTGGTGTCGAGGCTGATCAGCGACCAGAAGGCGTCGAAGATCCCTTCCCGGGAAATCAGCTTGTAGTTGTCGCAGGCGTACTGCCAAAGGCCTTGCAGGTGTGGGCAAAGGCCCTCGTAGGTGCGGCAGCCGATCACCTCGCCAGAAGACATCGTGGAGCCTTCGGAAAACTGCTGGACGATGGAATGGTGGTAGCGGAACTCGATGCGCCACACGGTTTCCAGCGGGTTGAAGGCGGGTTCGCCATCGCCGAAGGGATCACCGTTCAGGGAGGCCCACACCGATTCCCAATAGTCGAGCTTGTCGGTCGCTCTCGCCTGCAGCGTCTTGTTGTACAGGCACATCTGCAGGCCGTTGGCCGAGCCGAACATGAAGGTCTCACCACGCCCGTAGACCGAGGCGTTGCCGTCGTATTCGATGCGGTCGATGCCGCTGATCTGGCGGACACGCCGGGAGCGGCAGTGCATGCGATCCACGAAGTCCGCAGGCGGGGTCCAGCCCTGCACGTCGAGGGCGATGTGGACGGCGCACTGGTTCACCTCTCAGGCGGAGAGCACACCTGCGGCCAGGTCATCCATTACGCCCTGCAGGATCTTCGGATCGGCACCATCCAGGGCGTGTGGCGACACTTCGATCTTGAGGTGCGGGCCGATGTTCTCCAGCTTCACGTTATGGTTCTTGATCAGCAGGATCAGCCCCATGTCGGCGTTCTGTAGCCGGTACTGGTAGCCCGAGTCCCGACCGATACGGCCCTTCGCCCACTTGTAGCCGGCGAAATTGACGAGATCCTCGGGCTCATCGAACAGCGCCATCACTTCCGGGCGGATCATGCTGTTGTACAGCTGACGCACCGTATCGACGCCACAGCGCAGCAGGCGCACACCCGACAGGTCGACAAACCTGCCGTTGCTCGGGTCCATGAAAATCCGTCCTTCGGACGACTCATAAAAATCCCCGTTCTCCCTGAGGATCAGGCGCAGGGGGTGAATCGGCTTGTTCATGTTTCTTACCCTTCAATGAGGTTTATTGAGGTGGGTGATCGCTAGTTATCCGACGTGTTACAGGGTCGTCGGCCGCGCCTTCGGCCTACCGCTCATGCCTTGCGCTCCCGGCCGGCGGCGCGGCTCGCCGACTCAAAACGGAAACGCCGTCATGGGCTGCATCACCTGCAGCGCCGTGAGGAATCCCAGGGCGTACGCGAGTGCGAGCAGCCCCAGGGCGTTGAACAATCCGTGCAGGGTCATTTGGCGTTCCTCCAGGGGCGTGAGGCGTATTCGGAGTCGTGAACGATGGTCAGCGCAGGTGGCTCGGCTGGCGGCGCGCTGGCGGCGGTACCTGGGTGAACCCAGCGGGTGCACGCGGAGGGCTTCCGCCACAGGTGATGGTTTGCTTCCACGTCTCGAAGGCCAGCTCGGCGACGCACTCGCCCTTGGCCGTGACGTGGTAGCCGGGGCCCACCAGTTGCCAGCTGGTCAGCTCCAGATGCCGTCCTTCCGGGTCATCGAGGGCGAACATGTAGATGTCACCCTTCGAGGGGCGGTAGGCGTGCGCAAGGATGCTGATGCGGCGGTCGGCGAAGGGATGGGCGCTCAGATCAACAGGCGCACCAGCTGCCCCGTCAGGTACAAGGCCAGCAGGAAGAAGCCCAGTCGCAGCAGGACGCGCCGGCAGACCCACAGCAGCAGTTTGCGTAGCACTCGCAGCAACGGCATGAGGAGGCTCAGCAGCAGGCTCGGCAGGTGCTTGAGCAGCCTCACCGCCAATCGTGCGCAGAGGGCCCATGTACCAGACAAAGCCAATAGAAGCGGCCAGCAGTGCCAGTAGAAGAACCAACTTAGGCGACCGGAAGAGGCTCTTGCCGGCTTTGGTGTCCTGGGTCTTGCCGGTGGCGGTGGACTGGTAGAGGGCGAAGGTCTGCTTTCGGATGCGCTTGTATTCGATGATGGTGCCGTCAGCCGGCGGTCGGTTGAGCTGGGCGTCATGCTGGGCCTCCTTGTAGCGACCGGGAATGCCGATGACCGCGAGGTTGGAGTGCTTGTAGGCCATCTCGCAGGTCATGCGGATGTCGTCGCGGATGTAGCTGATGTTCGGCGTGGTGAGGACGATGTCCCAGTTGAAGTGCCGGTGCCGGGTCCAGGCATCGAGCCAGCCCATGGGCCGATCCGCTGCGTGCGCCGCCTCGGGACCACCGGGGAAGTCGAACTTCTCCAGATCCTTTTCCCGCCAGGACTTGGGGAACAGCAGTTGGGTTTCGTCGAAGATCAGGAACGCGCCCCGCGGTGCCCACTGAAACCATGTGCGCATCTTGTCGAGGTCATCGAGCGATTCGAGGTCGAGGTTGATGATCTCGGCGGTGTTGGGCAGATCGGGGAAGACGGCGTAAGCGCGCTCCAGGGTGAAGCCGCGCACGTTGGTGATGATGACGCGGCCGTCCTTCAGCGCGGGGACGGCGTCGTCCTGAATCGCGCCACTCGTTTTGTATGAGCCATTGGGGCCGTGGTGAATCTTGATGGACATGATTCACTCACCTCCCAATGAAGGGCACGAAGCGCATGCAGAAGCGCGTGGCCGCCGCCAACATGATGATGTTGAGCGCCTGGGGGATGCCGAAAAAGGCGAGGCCCGCCGCGATGTCGGCCGGGAGTGCGGCGTACATGCCGCGCACCATGGCGGAGATGCCGAGGCTGTCGATCAGCTCGCGGGCGACGGTGAAGCTGACATCGAGCAGCAGGATGAAAGTCTGCAGGGCGCTGTACATCGCCGCTTTGGTGGCGACGACCAAGCCGTCTTTGATGAAGTCGTACACGCCCTGGGCGAAGAAATCCCAGATCCATTGAAAGAAGCTGAGGATCTGGTCGAAGACGCCTGATAGCCATTCCATGATTCATTCCTTCAGGATGACGAAGGCCGCGATCAGCGCAGCCATGAGTAGCAGCGCGAGGCGCATGTTGGAGAGCTGGTCGGCGTAGTCGGAGACGCAGAGGCGGTAGGGTTTTCCCCAGACCGTGCCGGTGTAGCAAGGCAGCTGGCCGCCCCCGGTGGAGAGCTGCAGGTCGAAGGCGCCTTTGAGCTGATCGATATTGGCTTTCACCGCGTCTTTCAGTTCTTTCTTGGCGTCCTGAACCTTCTGGTCCCATTCCTTGTTCGCTTCATCCCAGCTGCCGGCATCGGGCTCTTTCAGTTCGGTGCCGGGCCCTTCGCCCTGGCAGCCGTTCGGGTCTTTGGCGGGATCGCACTGGCCTTCGCCCTCACCCTCGCCGTCACCATTGCCGCTACCGGAGCCATCGCCGTTGCCGGAACCACTACCGTCGCCGTTGCCACTGCCAGAGCCGTCACCGTTGCCGTAACCGCTTCCATCTCCATTGCCGGAGCCATCACCGCCCCCGGTTCCGCCGCCCGTGTTGCCGCCGCCGTCTCCATCCCCGTCACCATCACCGCTGCCGTCGCCAGGGTTGGAGGGGTCGGCCTTTACACAGGTCGTACCGGACCATGCCCAGCCTTCAGGACAGCCGGGGTCGTTGGGGTCGGAAGGAGGTACGGCGGGGTCCGGCGGCTCGGTGCTGGGGTTGAGCGGGTCGCCGGTGGTAGAGAACTGGTAGGAGTCGGCCGAGCAGCTTTCGCCGGTGCCGTTGAGGATGTAGTTGCAGAAGCCCTGGGTGGTGGAGCCTTTGACCAGATAGCAGCTGGTCGAGCGACCCGAGTCGCTCTTGTATTGGCACTGCTGATAGCAGGCGGTTGGGGCTCCGCCATCGGCGACGTAATTGCGGCCGCCAGAGTTGATTACCGGGGCGTCGCTGCCCTTCGCCGGGAAAGGTTCACCTTGGGTGGTGGAGCAGTCCGGCGGTGGTGGTTTGCACTCGCCCACCTCAGCACTGTATTCGGTGTCGGGAGGACACGAATCACCGAAGCGCTTGGTAAAACCGATGACTTCTGTCGTCCCGTTGCTGGTGCCTCGACAGTTAAACGCGTCTGCCGAGCGCGACGTCATGCCGGCATTGGAGTAACTGGCGTTTTTGCTCAGCAGAAAGGAACACGCATCCGAGGCAGCGGGAAAACGTTTGTCGGTATAGATGCCGCTACCGGAGCTGCTGTAAAGCACCCAGTAATACTCTACTGCCCGCACTTGCGAGGCAGCGACAAGCAGCAGGGTTAGCGTAAGCAGTCGAATGACTCTCATCGTCTGACCTATCACTTAAAAAGAACCCCGCCGAAGCGGGGTCCAGGTTCGGCACATCAGTGCGATCAGAAAAATTCGCCGCAGCGGTAGCCCGTGATGAAGGCCCCGGCGAAGAAGGCCCCCAACCACACCGACCACAGCACGTTTAGGCTTTACGCAGCATGCTGTAGATGAGGCCGGCCACCGCGAGGATGACCAGGGCGGCGACGACGTACCCGCCGATGGTCTTCATGTCGCCCTGACCATCGGTCATGGCGGTTTCCACCGCGCTGGTATCGATGACGCCAGCGAAGGCCGGCAGCGAGGTTGCAGCGGTGACGGAACCGGCGATGCACAGGTTGCGGAACGAGCGGACCGGGTTGAACTTGGCGATCTGTTGTTTCATGGCGTTCATGGTGTTTCCTCTGTCATCTGGCTTTACGAAGAAGTGACGCGTTCCAGCCAGTCAAAAGCCCCGTCACGAATGCCCCCATGACGCCCGCAGCACCGATGCTGAAGGCCTCCAGGGAGAAGCCGCCGTTGACCAGAACCTCAATGGCTCCAGCGGCCTCGGGCGGAATGAGATAGGCCTGTTGCCATTCGAGGTGCTGGCACTGCATGAGGCCGTCCGCCGTGGACGCCCAGCTGGTGCAGACCTGAACGGCAACCACGCCTGACATGTCAGCGGGCCTCCTTACGTGGCTGGTCGCACCAGCTCCAGAAGGAGCGCAGGACGAACCACCAAATGGCGAAGAAGGCGAACGCAGCCGCGACCACAGCGATCACGGAATCCAGCGGATAGGGTTCGAGGAATTCGCGCACCGCGCGCACGGCAGGCGATACGGCACAAAGAATGGCCACGTACAGAACCCAGCCGAAGGCGAAACGGAGCGGCGCTTTCATCTACCTACCCTCCCCGTCAGGACTTGCTGCTGTCGGAAGGTTTCTCAGCGCTGGGCTGAGTCGGGCGCTGGGCTTGAGGTTGGGCAGCAGGGCGAGCAGCCGGAGCGAGCGCGCTGGCTTCTTTGCCCACGGCCAATAGTTCGGTCAGCACCTGGGTATTGGTGGTGCGGCCGAAACGGTCCTGAGTCGGGCGGACGACGCTGGCGAACTTGCAGAGCACCGGAGCGCCTTCGAAAACGATGGAATCCAGCAGGGTCGGCTCAACGTTGTATTCGCTGATCTCGAAGCCCTTGGCGTTACCGCGAGCGGTTTCCGGGATCGGGGAGATGGCCTGGACGCTGGCGAAGATCTCGCCGGACTTGGTGGAGGTGTAGGTGTCGGTCTTGGTGACCCAGAGTTCGACTACGCCGCCAGTGGTTGCAAACATGTTCATCTGAAGCTCCTTTGCCTTTTTCGGGCATGAGTTGGCCCGCTGCTGCAAATTGGGCGCGTTGGTGGCCGTCTTTCAGCGGGTGGGGTGGTGCCTGGGTTTTGCGGTGGTGCGTGCGGTGAGTGGGGAAAACACCAAGGGCGCCGCCCTTGTCATCCCGCTCTCGCCGCCGAGGGCTCAGGAGCGCGGGGCGGTGAAGCTGCCCCTCACTCCCGAGCGGAGGCTATTCAGGTCGGGGGACGGTCAAGGGTGCGCTTCGCCCGGCGCTCCGTTTGTCCGAACGGAAAAGCGCGTTCGGACAAGCCGGTGCGGCGGCCCTGGACCTGATTGGCCTGGGTGCGGCTGTTGCGGTCGGCCCACTTCGAAATTTCGTGGGCCACGCACATCAGCGGAAAGCCAACGCAGGTGAGAAGAGCGAACAGCAAGGTAAGGCTGAAGGCAGCGTCAGTGTGCATGGCTCAGGCCTCCAGCTCGAAGGGTTCGCGGATCGGCACGAAGGGCGTCGGTTTGCCGCTGTCGTAGACAACGTGCCAGTACTTCGGCGGACGGAGTGCGGGCATGTGTTTCGCGCAGGTAAAACCCGGCTCCACCCGGTACGTCGAGTGGATCGAGCGCCACACTCCAGCGACCTTGGCCATC